AGATCGCGGTCTATCAGGCCTACATGGAAACCAGCGTGCCAGGTATCAGCGCCGCGCCCGCCGTGTTCACCGCGATCAACAAGGACACCGCCGAGCTTCACCATGAGCTGGTGCCCTTCGACGCCGATCTCGCGCAGCGCATGTCCGACCGGGGCGTGCGGATCCTGCAGGCGACCGATGCGGGCGAGCTTCTGCCACGCGTCGCGACCTCGCCCGATTTCTTCGAGTGCCGTTTCTGCCCGTGGTCCGAGCGCTGCTGGGGGCTGCCGGCATGAGCGACGACGGCATCCTGCATTTCAACCCGTGGATGGACTTCAACGATGGGCCGCCGTCCGAGAACCCGTTCGGCTGCGACCCCGACCCCGAGCAGATCGCCGTTTTCCTCGACACCGTGTTCAGCTGGTGCGAGGGGCTGATCCCGCTCCGCGGCTTCGTTGACAAGGGTCAGGGCCGGGACGGCAAGCCGCACAACATCTGGATCCCGGCCGACGACACCGCGCCGGGAAAACTCGCAACCTTTGCCGCGTGGGCGAACCGCGAAGGGGCGGCGGTCTATGTCATCCCCGGCACGGTCGAGGAGCAGGGTCAGGCCCGCGCCGCCGACGTGCTGCAGATGCAGGCCATCGTCGTCGATCTCGACGCGGGTGACATCCCGGCCAAGCTGGACCATGTCACCCGCCACCTCGGCACGCCCACGCTGATCATCGAGAGCGGTGGGCGGACGCCCGAGGGTGCGGCGAAGCTCCATGTCTGGTGGAAACTGACCGAACCCGCCGAGGGAGAGGATCTCGCCACCCTCTGCCGCCTGCGCGGCGAGATCGCCGTGAAGGTCGGCGGCGACACGCATTTCCGCTCGGCCCACCAGCCCATCCGCGTGCCCGGCACCGTCTATCACAAGCACGGCCATCAACGCCTCGTGCAGATCCGCGAACATCGCGACGTCGAGTTGGACCTTGTGGATTTCGCCGAAAAGGTCACCGAGATGCCGCCGCTGCCAGGCGTGGGATTCGCCAGCGATCTTTCTGCGCCGTCCGCGAAGCCTGGCATCGAGGCGGTGCTCACCACCCCGGTGCGCGAAGGCGCGGTCGACGACTGGTCGCGCTTTCAAGGTGCGAGCGCCGCCATTGGCCATTACATCCGCCTGGTGCATGAAGGCCGGCTCGATCCGTTCGCGGGCTGGGAGGCGATCTGCGGCTACAACGCCGCGATGCTGCGCCCGTCCTGGCCGCTCGATCGGCTGCAGGCCGAGGCCGAACGGCTCTGGGCGCTGCATGTGAAGCGCAACGGTCCGCCGCTTCTGCGCGCGGCCCACGCCAACGCCCCGGCCAGCCCGCTGCCGACCTTCAGCCTCGGCGCTCTCCTCGACGACACCAGCCCGATGCCGGACGACATCATCGGTCCGCGCGTGCTGACACCAGGCGGATTGCTGGTGCTGGGCGGCGCGCCGAAGGTCGGCAAGAGCGACTTCCTGATCTCCTGGCTCGTGCACATGGCGGCGGGCGTGCCGTTCCTCGGCTTCACGCCGCCCCGGCCGCTGCGCGTGTTCTATCTTCAGGCCGAGATCCAGTATCACTACCTGCGTGAACGCTTGCAGCAGATCAGCCTGCCGCCAGCGGTGATCGCCGCCGCGCGCGACACCTTCATCGCCACGCCGAAACTGAAGCTGCTGCTGGACGCGGAGGGCGTCGCCCGCGTCACCGAGGCGATCCGGGCCGCTTTCCCCGATGCGTCGCCGGACATCCTCGTCATCGACCCGATCCGCAACCTCTTCGATGGCGGGCCAGAAGGCGGCGGCGAGAACGACAACACCGCCATGATGTTCTTCCTGAAGGACCGGGTGGAGCCCCTGCGGGAGGCCGTCAACCCGGACGCGGGCGTCATCCTCGCCCACCATACCCGCAAGGCCAGCAAGCAACAGGTGAAGGACGATCCCTTCCTCGCCCTCTCCGGCGCCAGCGCGCTCAGGGGCTTCTACACCTCGGGGCTGCTCATGCACCGGCCAGACGAGGACAGCAGCGTCCGCAGGCTGGAGATCGAGCTCCGGAACGGCCCCGCGCTGCCTGGCAAGCTGATCGACAAGGTGAAGGGCGAATGGGTCGAGTTGAACCCGATGAACGAGCGCCTGGTGCGCAAGGAGGTCGGCGCAAAGCTCGATGCCGAGCGGCTGCGCAAGCACGACGTCATCCTCGGCATGCTGCTGGATGAGGCGGCGAGCGAGCGCCTCTACACCGCCATGCAGTTCGCCGAGACCTTCGAGAACCGGGGCGGTCTGGGCAGCAAGCACACGATCCGCGAGCGCCTCAGCGTGCTGGCGACCAAGGGGTTCGTGAAGTTCCTGCGCGACCCCTCGGGGTTCGGCTTCCCCATCACCCGGTCGCGGTTCGGCTATCTCTGCGTCGAGGGCATGACGTTCGGCGCACCCGTCGAGCATGTCGACCCGGACACCGGCGAGGTGACCACAGAGGTCCGCCCGGTCCTGCCGAGCCACTTCAAATGCCCCCAATCCGGGCTCAGCCAGCAGGTCGAAAACCCCGCTGTCTGGGTCTACCCGGAGGGCCTCGAAGACGACCTAACTCATATGAGTGAGGGCTAACTCATATGTCTTCACCAACTGTGCTCTCAATGAAATCAACGGGTTGCGGGAAAATAAGAGTTAGGTCCCTAACCCATGCAGGAAGACTTCATGAAGTCTTATTCCCGAACAAAATCAGTGTGTTGGCCAGCCCGGAACAGTTAGGTGTCAAACCCCCATACTACGTATGGGAGGGCCACCCCCTGGGGTTGGCCACTCCTCCCATACGTCCGGGCCAGCCGCGCGCGCCCCCGGTCTTGGTCTCCCGCATTCGATCCGACGACGGCGGCCCCGTACCGCCAAGCACCAGACCGCCGTCGTCTTCCACCACGACAAGCCACCGGCGAAGGAGACCCATCATGGCTCAGCCGACTCTGATCCCGAATTCCGACGGCGCAAGGATTGAATCGCTGCCGCTCGACATGCCCCGCAACCGCTGCATCCTCGCGCTCGATCTCGGAACCTCGACTGGTTGGGCGATCCGCGGCCATGAAGGCCTGATCACCAGCGGCACGGTGTCGTTCCGCCCCGGACGGTTCGACGGCGGCGGCATGCGCTACCTGCGCTTCACCAACTGGCTCACCGAGATCGACCGGCTTTCCGGTCCGGTTGCTGCGATCTGGTTCGAGGAGGTGCGCCGCCACGCGGGCACCGACGCGAGCCACATCTACGGCGGGCTCATGGCCACGCTGACCGCATGGGCCGAGCTGCGCGGCGTGCCCTACGAGGGCGTGCCGGTCGGCACGATCAAGCGCCACGCCACCGGCAAGGGCAATGCCGACAAGGCCGCCATGATTGCGGCCGTCCGCGCGAACGGTTTCAGCCCCGCCGACGACAACGAGGCCGATGCCATCGCCATCCTGCTCTGGGCGATCGAGACGAACGGGGGTGTCGCATGAGGTGGCACCCCCATGGCTACGGCGGCCAGCGCCGGGATCCCGAGCAGGTCAAGCGTGAGGGCTGGCGCGAACAGGGCGTCCTCGCGGTCTCCGCCGATGACGACCGCCTCAGCTGGCCGGAACGTGAACTGGTCCGCCAGCTCGGCGAGAAGCTCTACGGCCCGCGCCCGTCCGACAGGGAGGCGCGTCATGGCTGATCGTGAATGGACCGCCGACTGCGTCGCCGATCATTTCGAGGAGGCGTTCCGCACCCTGCGCAAGCTGCCGCCGGTGAAGGCGCAGGGCTACTTCAACACCTGGCCCGACATCGTGCGGACCAGCCGCGAGATCGCGGCGATGGAACCCCAGCCGATGCGGGTCTGGCCCTCAGCCGCCGCGATCAGCCGGCTGGAGCAGACCTCGGACTGGGTGCTCTGGATCGAGGAGGCCGAGCGCAAGCTGGTCTGGTCGCGCGCGGCCCGGGTGCCGTGGAAGCAGATCAGCGGCGAGCTGGGCTGCGACCGAACCACCGCCTGGCGGCGCTGGCAGCTGGCGCTGACCAAGATCGCAGCGCGGCTGAATGCGCTGTGACTCCAATGTGTTGCAACACTTTTTCCTTCGACATCTACAACATGATCGTGCTATTCCGAAGGCAAGATGGGGAGAGTGCGCCGAAGGGCTCGCTCTCCCCTTTGCGTTGTGGTGGATGCCCAGTGGCTTCCGGGGTCCAGCGGGCGCGAAGCGCGGCGAGAGTTCGCAGCCGGGCGAGCGGTCGGCGGATGGCCGGAGCGCAAACGGCTAAGCCTTTGATATCTTGGTTCCTTCCGGGCCGAAATCCTATGCTGGCGGGCGAAGCGCGGAACATCGCCAGCGACAGGGCCGGATTTTTGGGAAGCCACCCGGAAGCCGGACCCACGCGCGCCCCGCGCAAACACCAATGAACGCTGGCCTTACGACCGGACACCGCTGCTGGCCGCTGGACCCCGCGTGGAGTCCGGCCCGGCATCCGGAGTCCGGAAGCCACCGGCATCCACCCGACCGAGGAACCTTGCCCATCATGACGCTGAGCTTCGCCCCGGACGCGATCGAGACGTGGCCGCTGTCGCGCCTCCAGCCCTACGCGAAGAACGCGAAGGCGCATGGCGCGGACCAGGTCGCGAAGATCGCGGCCAGCATGGCGGAGTTCGGCTGGACCGTGCCGT